TCAATATGCTGACCAGTTGCACCGGCAATGATTGTTCCTTTTGGTATCCACTCATGTGATATGAACGCTTTACTTGTGTTGTAGCAAGCTATCCATATATACGAATCGATTGTTGCTGAGTTTGTATTGTTGTATTGTTGCGTATATTTGTAATCTTTTATCGGATCAATTTGAATGAAGTCTGACGTTTTAACAAGTTCAAAACTTGTTTTCTCGCTTCCATCACTATCAATATAGACTGCTGTAATTGTGGTCATGTTGAATAAATTACTTGGAGCTGTTCCGCTTTCTAAAGCAGTTATTCTAGCTTCCATTTCAGCAAAATCATATCCTGTAATCGTTCCTGTCAAGTCGTCAATAGATGTCTTTAAATCTGTAAGTGCAATACTTGTTCCACTAACGTCATCTATTTCTAAAGTCGTTGCTAAGTTGTTGTACGATACTTGCATAGCACTGTAACTAGCTGCAATTTCAGTGTTCGATGTCCTCAACGTTGCAATAGATAACGATTGACCGCTGACAGTCTTTTGAAGTGCTGTCACTTTGCTACTTTGCACGTTTGATTCTTGTTGATATTTAGTAAGTGTTTTTAGCTTTTGTCCTAACGTGATTTTACTCAAATGAGGTTTATCGCTGTCAATAGTCTTTTCGATTATTTGAAGCAACTCATTAACGCCTAAAATTTCATTGATAACGTAATACCAGTTACCAACTTCTAGTCTGTCAAACGTGTTATCCACAATGCTTAAATCAAGAGGTGTAACACTGTACGAAACCTTTGCTGCTGATTGACTGGAAAAGAATTGGTTCGCTCTTGTAAGCAATGTAGAAGGCGTGTGGATGTCATCATAAACAATACTGCCCTCGATGATTCCAAACTCGTTTATCAAAGCTTGATTATCTAAATAGTCTTTGCCACCATTTACAGATTTCATTGTAAGTTTAGGAAGTGCGTTCTCTTCTGGTAGGTCGCTGTCAATTCCATTTTCAAACGTCCATCCAGGACTTTCGCCGTAAATAGTAATACCACCACCGACAACAACTCCAGATGGTAGTATACTAAGCGGAATATCAATTAGTGTTGCTTTATCGTCTTGAATTTCAACTCGTGCAACATCTTGACCGTTTACGTTTTCGATCCAGTCGATGATGCCATATCTGATTTCTTGCGAATAGCCAAATACAGCTAGTCGAGTGATTATTTCAGTAGGATCAATTTCTTTTTGTAAGTCTTTTAAGTTAGAAGTTAGTCGTATTGGTGTACTGCTAGTTGTTCCAACACTTGTTAAAAAATCTAGATACATTCCGTCTGTTTCTGTTCTGATAACGATATGACCGCCCAAACTACCGATCAACTTATCTTGAATGGTGTCGAACGTTTTTTCATATCCTAAGAAACGGTATATTGAATTATTCGGATCAGTAACCGTTACATTCCCAAGTTTAAATTGTTTGTGTGGTTCAACTTGTGAATTATGGTTGTTTAAAATCACACCTAACAGATAACTTATGGTCACGTTCTTATATTTTCCGTATCGTTGATAAGAATCTAACAAATAGGCTTCCTTACTCTCACACAAGTATTCAATAGAATGCGAACCGTCTGCACTCATTGATTGCGTGGGTTTTAAAACACGACCATCGAAAACAATTTTGTTCGTTTTTTCGTTTACAACTTTTATCAATGTTTTTAAAGGTTTAACGATATTCCATGCTGGGTTTTTAGGGTTAATTTTAAATGTTAAATCAGATACGCCATCCATTACTAAAGTAGTACCCCAGCTGATTTTTAAATCATCAGCATAAGGAGAATGGATAACCGTTCCGATTGTGTCAGTGATGCCATCATAAATTGTGATAGAGTACAATCAAATCACCTCTTTGTGGAAAATAAACTCAATCGTTCCTGTACCTGTGACAAGTAGTGTGTTCATACCTTTTTCAAGTCTAAACAACTTGCTTTCAGATGTGCCAGCAATGACCGATATTGTTTGAGTTCCTTTAACGATTGTGAAAGGACTACTTGCTACTATTTTAGGAGCAACACCTAATGCACCTGTATTCATGAAGTTGATTGTTTTAGAACCATTGATTGTATATTTTGTTTCTTGATAATAGTCCGAAACGTCATAATCATCCCACAATTGACTACCCTCTGCAGCTTCCTTAATCTTGAATGGATAAGCTTCAAAGGTTATCGTATATGGCGTTTTAAGTACTCCGTCATCGCTTTCCAAAGAAACGCCAGTACATCTAGCCATATAGTAATACAAAGGCTCTTTGTCGTCATACAGTGGCATATAGCTACCTGTTAGTAACCAGTTTTCTAACACTCTTTTATTGAACGTTTTATTGCTATCGTTTATTTCTCTACCATTAAATACAAATGTTAGTTCCCTATTTTCATACAAACGTTCCCCAAACAAAGCAATCGTAAAATCATGGTCGCCTTGCATACCTATAACAGAATCTTTAATAGGATTGTCAGTAGGTGGTGGAGTGGAACGTTCAACTAGTTTTAAATTAGGCAATTCATCATTTATATGTTTTCCGTTAAATCTAAATCCACTCAACGTCCAAACCTCCCAGCCATACTTGTTTCATTTCCTAAATATCTGTTTAGTGCTGGAGCTAACTTTCCAACGATCGTGCCATCATCTAAAACAACTGTTAAGTTTTTCATTTCTCTTAACAATTGAATGATTTCTGATTCTTTGCTAGTTTTATTTCCGCTTGCTGACATTTGTGATTTAGCTTGACTTGCTGACATTCCATATACAATACTCTTTGTTGCTTCAAAACTTGAAGGAGCTACATCGAACTGACCTGACAAATCGCCAGCCATTCCAGAAACCGTCTTTTTAACATCTTTAAATTTGTCTGCTAAACTACTATTCAAACCACCCATAATTGCATTACCAGCTGGGATCAATAGTTTTCTGTCGTAGTCAATTGGGCCTTTGTGGTCTTTAATCCAACCAGCAATACCACCAACGAACGTTTTTACACCTTCGTAAGTTTTTTTAAGTCCACCCAAGAAACCGTTCATGATAGCCGAGCCAGCACCGCTTATGTCGATGTTTTTAAGTCCATTGAATACTGTTTTAATCGTTTCTATTGTTCCTTTTATTGAACCAGCAACGCTAGAAACAACGTTTTTTATTCCGTTGAAAGAACTTGACAAACCAGATTTCAGCGAGCTACCTGTAGTTTTCAATCCGTTAAAAACTGATTTGATAGCGTTTATAACAGCTTTTATAGAACCTCCAACTGTCGAGATAACGGATTTTATACCATTCCACGCCCCGCTTAAAACAGTTTTTAATGATCCTCCAGCACCTTTTAAACTATTAAAAACTGATTTTATAACACTGATTACTTTTGATATGCCAGAACCAGCAATAGATATGCTGTTTTTTATGTTCGTGAAAGCACTGGTTAGCATCGTTTTCAATGACGTTCCAGCTCCACCTAAGCTACCAAAGAAACCAATCACAAAACCAACCCAAGTTGCTACGGTTGTTAATGCCGGTACAATAGCTTTAAAGCCATTTACCAAGAAGGCTATGACTGGAGTTAAGAAAGTTATTACTGTTCCTATCGCACTAAATGCTGACGAAATACCGATCAAAATACCTTTTAGTACTCCACCAATAAACGCACCTAAAATTTGTAAAACTGGCATTAAAGCAGTTGCTAAAACAGCGATCAACGGTTGAGCTGCGTTCCACATTTTTACAAATGAATCGACTACCATTCCAATTGCTGGAGCGACAATTCCCATCATGACAGTAAAAGCGTTTGTGATAGCTGGAATAATCGCAGCGATCAAAGTTTGTAGACCTGTAAAGTCTAATTTTGTAAATGCAATAGCTATCATTTCAATGAATGGTGACAGTGATGCCATAATTGTTTGAAATAACACTGGTATCTGACCAAAAACTGTTTTAAATGATTCCACAATAGGAGCAATCGTTGTGCTTATTGAAGCCATCAAACCAGCCATTCCGCCAGAAATACCGATACCCAAATTACTTAAAAGATTACTTCCAGCCGCCATAAATGATGGAGCAGCCGCTTGAAAAAACGTGACTATTGCAGCAGGTAACGCTTTGAGTACATTCGCTACCATTGGAAAGAAGTTGTTTATGAAGAATGTGGATGTTGTTGTTGCCAACGCTTGTAGTGCTGGTTGTATATCTTGGCCAAGCGACAATCCACCTAATACGTTTGAAAAAGCCGCTTTCATAGAAGCAAGTGAGCCACTGAAAGTTTCGGCTGATTCTTTTGCAGTTGTTCCTGTGATTCCTAACTCACCCTGTACTGCGTGTATAGCACTGTAAACATCATCTAAATTACTAATGTCATACTTGACTCCTGTTAGTTTTGTTGCATCTGATAGAAGACGGCTCATCTCACCCTTTGTTCCGCCATAACCTAATTTGAGGTTGTCCAGCATTGTATAGTTTTGCTTTGCAAATCCTTGATAAGCCGTCTGGATGCCTTCCATACTAGAACCCATCTTATTAGCGTTCCTTTATACCCCCGATTTCTCGGTATTTAAAAAGACCTACGATTTCTCGCAAGTCTTAGGGAGTAGACTATATCATGTTATATAAATTCAAATTTGTGCCCTTTATGAACGCTTCCATGATTGCAACTTCTTGAAACTTCGGATTGTAAAAACCCGTCTTTCGACGTTTCAATAATCGCACCGTAGTTTTTGTGTTCTCCGGTAATAATATTCGTCGATTTCACTTTTTTAGCTTTTTTGCTTTTCGAACCAAACTTTCCGTAATTTGGATGATTTTCTCCAGCAATATGATTAATTAAGCCGTTTTTATAAGCGTGAATTGTGTTTTCTTGAACAGTTACCCACTCTAAATTGTCCATAGAATTATTTAATTTATTGCCATCTTTGTGATTAACTTGTGGCAAATTATTTGGATTATCTATGAAATGAGTAGCTATTAGTCTGTGTAAATAGACTTGTTTTTTCTTTCCTTTAACAGCTAAAGTCACTCTATAATATCCATTAGGTGCTATATCAGGACTTAAAACTTGTCCTTTCCACTTTCTTGTTCTGCCCAAAGAATCAGTTTGTGTTCTGTTATTACTTTTCACAATACCATCGCTTGAAATCTCATAATATTTTTCATACCCAAAAACATTCTTAAGCATTATAATACCACCTTTCTTATAGGTGTATTATACCACAAATTTGTATCATAATACAACCGCACCGCTTCCCAATACATATCAATAGTAATGGTACTTCCGTTAGGAATAGTCGTTACACTTTCCACTTTCGTGGCTTAGCACGGGATTGTCATGCTACTTTTAAGTAGTTTAGAGTTCCCCCGTTAGCACATACTGATTTTTTGTTTGTGTATGCACACCCTTGATAAGGTTCAATGCGTTTTAATCGGACGATTTGTTTATCCGACATGTCTACCAGTGCCATATTTGCCTTGTTTGCTGCTGCTTCCGTATCTCCGCCCATAGATTGTAATAGACTAGCACTAAAGCTTGTCACACTCTCCATGTAGTCATTTGCTGACAGTCCAGATGTTTTGTAAGCTTCGTTTGCGTATGCTTTAACTTTGTCAGCACTACCTTTAAATAGTGTTTCAATACCACCTAACGATTGTTGAAGGCTTGCTCCTTCTGTCAGCGACTTTCCAATGACCGCACCCAAAGCAACGCCTGTAGCTGCTACTGCTGCGACTGCTGCTATTTTTATACCAGCACCTAACTTACTACCAGCACTTTGACCAGCTCGCTCGGCTTCTGGATCGAATTGTTTCTGTATTGAACCAGATATACCTTTTGCTGACGGCATTACCTGTATATACGCTTGTCCTAATTCTGTTGCCATTTATGAACCTCCCTTCTTTGTATGTTTCAGAAGTTCGTTTCTTCTGTTTGTAAAGTCCTCGCCAGAACTGAATGCAATCACATTTTTTTCTTTTGGTTGAATATTTGTAATCACGTCTACTAAAGAATCTGGTCTATTCACACCTTTTTGGCCGTCTTTAGTTTGCCACCACATCGCTGTGCTTAATTTGTCGCTTATTCCAGCCATTAATAGAGTATCTATTTCAACAGGTTGATTATTCATCTTCATTTTTATACGTGAGTTATTCCTCAAACCAACAGAAAAAACAGCTACCATTTTTAGTGGCAACTGTCTGTAATCATATATGTGATAAGTTTCTGCAAGGTCGCAAATCAATGCGTCCTCATCTGCTTTTATCATTCTAGCAAGGACTAAGAGTTTTTTGTTTCAACATTAGATTGGAACATTTCAGTGATTTCATCTGTCAATTTATCAGCTGGAACAATTCCATCTTCTGTGCGTATGTGGTCTTTCAAACGATTTGTATCTTCTTTACCCAAAAGTAGTTTTAACACTCTTGTAATGGCAAATGGATCTTCGTCGATTTCGCTAACTGCTTCTAGTAATTCATAGTTGTTCACTCGATCTTTAGATAATTCAAATTCAAAGCCTGATTTAGTTTTCATTATTCACCACCGCCAACAGTTGGTTTTTGAATGTATTCGTAGTGCGTATTGCCTGTTGTATCTGGCATAGCTGCGATAGTTGTTTCATACCCGATTGCATCTGCATCTGTGTAACTGATTTCGCCAATCTCTGATACTTTACCGTTTGGAACAACGATACGTTTTAAAATTCCACCATTAAGAACAACATCCACAACTAACACGTGCTCTGTCAATTCTTTTGAGTTTGCTTTGATTGTGATACCTGTTTCTAGCGTACCTTCAACATTGTCAGTACCATAAATTTCACTTAATACGTCAATGTTTGTTGCTTCAATCAATGTATAAGCAAAAGTATCTTCTTTTTCTGTCTGTACAGATGCAACAATATCTCCACCCCAAGCCTTGATTGTTTCATTTGAAGGTGTGTTTGAGTTTGTCAATCCATCTTCCGAGATATATCCTAAACTTTTGTAAGTAACTGCCAATTCTGCTAGTGCATCGACTGGCAACGCAGTACCTAATGGAGCTGAATAAATCGCACCGCCTATTCTTGGTTTCGCTGTTGATACATTCATTGTTGCTGTCATTTAATTTCCTCCTAATTAATAATGTTTAATATCAAATACCGCTTGATAACGATTTTGTTTTGTAGTCGTATCTGTAAAATTGTAATCACTGTTTAATTTGATTCCACGAATGTTATCTAACTCAATCAAATTCTCAACAACCTCTTTTAATTCTTCATTAATTTTAGCCGCTTCATACATTGATTCGGCATAACTTTTAAAAGCAATCGTGGCTGTTGGTAGATGATTTTTTTTAGAACTGCTTGTTTTTTCAAACAATACAAATCTAACTGGAGCTGTTTCTGGATATTGTAAAAAAGACGGTACAGATAAATGACCGTCTAGATATTGTTTTATCAGTATCTCAATCATTTATCGCACCGCCTTTAATAGAGTGTTATTATCCATATTGTCTTTTCTTGCTTTATAAGTCGTAGCTTTTACCGTTGCATTTGCTCGATTCTTACCGACATAAATATCTTGCTCATATCCATCGCCACATCTGTTTTTTATAGCAGTTGCTTGTTTGGTCAGGACAGTTTGCATTTCAGGAGATTTCAGCATTGCCGAAACACCAGCACTATTTAGTTTAAATTTAATTTTACTCATAACGTTCCACCATCACTTTTTTATTCCAGTCTAACGGTATTAAGTGTTCAATTCCTTGTAGTGGAATACCAAACGTTTTCCATGTCTGATTAAAGAACTTTACTTCTTTATTTTCCCAGTCATGCGTGTCGCCTTTAGGAATAGCTAACATGTAAACAGCTTTTTTTCCAGTTAGACTCAACTGATTAACAATATCATCAGATGATGTAGGACTGATTAAAACGTTTTTAACTTCGATTTCAGCATTTGTATAGATAGCATTACCGAATGGATCTTCATCGGATTTGATTTTATCCACTAAAGTAATTGTTATACCTTTTATTTTAGCCATAAAAATCAATCACTCCAAATCGTTGTCGCCTAAGTCCGAGTCTAGCGAGTTCTGTTTTCTTAATGAACAAACCGCCACCGGGTACTAGATAAGTGCCACTCCATGAGTAGCCTGAAGCTGATTCAGATGCTTGTGTGGTTGGTTCTTGGTCAGTAGATGTCATCAGTGTACGTGCAACCACGTCAACAGTGACCGATCGAACAACGTTTGCGTATGTGGGTGAATCTGCGACCATTAAATCTAAATCTTTCCCCACGCTTATTGCTTCAACACGAAGGCTGTCAGAAATGACATCGATTAATGATTCAGCTCGTTCTGTTTCATCGGTTGTTAGAACTCTCCAAAGCAGTCCAACGTCTGATATAGTAGCAAAAATTGCCATATTATCACCTCTTTGTTTTGCTAGTTACTTTCTTGGTTACTGGCTTTTCAGATTTCTTTTCTTCTACAAGTTTCCAGTTTTTACCTTTAATAACAAAAGGGCTATCAAAGACAGCCCCTGTTTCAATATTTTTATATTTCATATTACACGCCTGCTGGAACAATTACTCGTGCAAATGATTCAGCATCTAGGATTCCCCATCCTAAGAATGTTTCAGAACGCAACATAATTTCGTTATGTCCAGCAAGGTCACGACCTGTATTATCTGGGTCACCAGCTGTATGCATTTCTAAACCGATGTTTTTTGAGTATCCCCATTTGAAAGCATTAGCGAAATCGCCAACATAAATTTCTGTATTTCCTAATGTTGACACAGTTTCATTAATATCAGTTTTCATCCCAGCTAAATTATCTGGATTTGCTCCCATTCTAAATTCTGGGTATTGACGAACTCCGTTAACTGCAACTTTAGAAAGGTCACGTCCTGCAACTGGTGACATAGCAATACCATTGTTTACTCCACCAGAACCAGTAACCGTAAAGATAGCATCTTCCAAAACGTCATCAACTTTAGTAGCATCGTAATCAACTGTTTGTGTCACTTTACTGTCAAAATGGTTTGTGTTAATGATGTCAGTTTCTGTTTTACTTCTTGGGTTAACGCCATGTAATGCCATTAAATCAATACCTCGTGCTAATTTTTTTGCATACCCTTCTGAAAAAGCTTTTACAATATCAATTTGGTTATCTTCACTTGCATACCACATTTCAGTAGAAAAACGAGCGCTGTATTCAACTTTAATAGGTGCCATTGAAGTTTTAGTAATAGTTACTCCACCAGCCGCTTTAGCACCACTTTCTCCAACTACATTTATGTCGTTGTCCATTGTAAAACTAAATCTTTCATTTCCTTCAAAAGACATAGGTTCTTGTTGTGATAAAAGCGCTAAAGAACTATGTCCCTTAACTTTGTTAATCATTCCTGCAATTCTTTCTGGTGTAAATAATGCATCCATTTTTTGTACTGTAGCCATTTATATCATTCTCCCGTTCCGTTTAGTTTTTGTACTATTTCTCTTATATCTTCATCATTGTTTTTACTTTTTCCTGCTGGTTCTGTTGGTTTCAATGGCAATGGACTAGGTTTACTTACAAATGAAGCGAAATTTTCAGCATCAGCTTTTAGTTCATCTTCTGTTGTACCTGTCAACCGTCCAGCCAAATTAAGTGGTAAACCGACTTGACTAGCAATTCTGTTTTTCAAAGTATCGACTTCATAACCCTTAACCTGTTTTTGTAAATCACCTAGAGTTGATTCTTGTTGCGTGTATTTATCATTCGTAGCAGTCAATGTTCCGTTCAATTCTTCGACTTGTTTCTCGAGAGTTTCTTTAGTGCTTTTCAAGTCGTCGTAATCTGTAGGTTTTGCTGCTTGAATTGTTTTTCCATGCTCAGCCATAACTTTGTCGATAGCCTCTTTTTCTAGTCCTAAACTTTCTAAAAACTTTCTATCCATATTGCATTCTCCTTTTCGTTTTTTTGACGAAGCAACGACTCCGACGGTTGCAGTTGAGTTTAACGACATCCTGCTTTGGTCGATTTAATGCAATAAAAATAGCCACCCACGAATGAGCGACTTAATAAGTATTTATTTTAAGTTTCCATATAACTAATGATATCTGCTTTGGCTATTTCTAACATTCCCAATGCTTCAAGGGAACTTTCCCAACTGAAACTAGTTGGTACATCGCTGTTATTCATTTTACGAACAATTACAATTGATTCAGTTTCTCCAGATTCTTTTAATGCCTTTTCTAAAACGTCTTTAACACTCATACCACGTTCTTTATGTTGTTTAGCTTCTGTAAAATCCATTTAATTACCTCCTAGCAACATTTAGATACAGCTTCTTTCAGCATTGGATCACTTCCTATTCTTCAGTTTGGTATGTTTCTGAATAGATATCTCACCACCACCTTTAGCGTTTGATTTTTTTCTGATTTCTTTTCATAGGCAAAGAAACTGGCATCCCAACATCCATTGCAACTGGTTCAAGAAAAGTTTCATCTTTAATATTTTTTGCAATGCTTTTAATTATATCTTCAACTGAAATTTTTCCGTTTATCATTCGTTTATCACCAGCCATATACATATCCCACCCTTAATATTTAATCTTTTGTTTATTAATAGGTTTGTTATTCATACAAGACCAATTCGCAAGGATCATACTTTCCATTAACGAAATGTCCGATTCTTCTATTTGTGATTTAAAACCAAATCCACCTTGTGTTCCGATAGGTCTTTTATCGCAATTTGTAATGACTTGAGAAAGAGAAGGTTGACCAGCATGTGACAGTGTTTTTTGGAACAATGCTTGTTCAAATGTGGAACTCGCAATAATCACTTCTTTAACGGTAGGTAGAATAGGTTTTTTAAGCTTTGCTTTCTTCATATCGTCTGCTAAGATGTTTTGACCACTCGCACCATCGATAACGACCTCTTGAACATCCGCTTTTTTAAGGAAGTCAACGATCCATTTGTTCCCATTACGGATTGAACGACAATCAATCGATTCAGTAAAGACATTGTCATCGTCTGTTTTAACAGCAATTGACAACGATACGTTTGTTCCATCGAAACCGTATTTAATACCGGCAAATAGTTTACCTTTTAGTTTAGGAAGTTTTTCAACTTGTAATCTTTCCCACTCTTCTTGACTGATTGCTGATTTAAGATTGTATTTAATCCATAATCCTAATCGTTGGATATTAAAATCTATTTCATCGCTTCTAACTTCTGATTGTATATTTCTTTCAGATAGTCGTAACCCTAAACTTGGATTTGTTCGATACCACAACTCAATATCACGCATATCCGATTGTTCTTCAACGCTCCATTCTGCCCAACCTGTATCGATTGAGTTGCCTTCAAAAACAGATTTTCTAAGGTCTGTAAATATCGTACCGCTAGAAATCGGTGTTGGAGGCGTTCCGCAATAAACGGTTTGTGGATTCTTACTAGCTGCTATTGTATACATCAATGCTGATTCTTGGTCTGCGGTATATTCTTGCGCTTCATCAATAACGAGTAGATCAAAACTTTCTCCCAAACCACCAGATGAAGTTCGTGTTCTGAAATCAATGCGACCACCGCCAATTAATTCAATACTTTCACGACCGGTGGCTTTAATTTTATTGAAGTCTGTTTTTTCTTCAAGCCCACTTTCTTCCATAACGGCCAAAAGACGATTAAAAGCAGCAGCACTGGTTGTGGTCCTGTGAGCAGTGTGCAATTGCTTTTCATTTTTTTTCAATCCTTCAAATTCACGAATGGCCACAACTTCGTTTTTACCATTTTGCCGAGGAATAGAGAAACCAAACTTTAAATGCGTCCATAACCCATCGTCATTTAAAGCCATCATCGGACTTACTAAATTCCCTTGCCATTCGTAAGCTTCCCGACCTGATTTCTCATAAGATTCAACAGCATCATCTGCTAAAGTTTCTTCGTATGGTAAAAACAGTGACTTGGTCGGCATTTGTGAGCCAATTCGTTTATCCATATAATCCATTCCTCATTTTAGCCTTTTCCTAGCCTTTAGGAATTATCGCCATTCTTTCGTCCATATATTTTGTCGTTTACTGTCACTTGGATCATATTCAACTGTGCACCGACATCTATCATGCCTTCTATAAACATCATCAGGAACATCTGGGTATTTAAATACACCAGAAATGGCCTTGCACCACTGACAAGCATTTGCTCCATCGACCGTTCTTGTGATTGTTGGATATAAACCCGATTTAGAATGAAATTCTGCATTCTCTTTTATTGCATCGTCTACAATGCTTTGACTGAAATTGACAATAGGTTCATCTAATATCCATTTAACTTCTTCAAACGCTTCTTCACTAGCGACTCGATTAATAAGGCCATCAATTTTATCTTGTTTTAATGTTGGTTTGATTCCTTTAATTTGAAAACCAGACTTAATATTTAACTTTTCTTGAATTTCAGAAGTTGCTGTAGAAATCAATGCGTGATTATTGCTCAACGTATCGTTTAAAATACGTTCTGCGATATTGTAATACATACGGCCATCAGGTAAAGCTTCCGCAGTAAGAAAACGATTGAAAGACTTTGCTAATAATTCGCCTAATTCAATCGCATAATCATTCGCATCGGAATAACTTGCATTCCCTTTTTTAATCATTTCAAGAACCTTTTTTAAACGACTACTTTGACGTATATTTTTATTGAAATCTTTTTTTATGTTTTCTAGTAAATCAGGTACGATATCAGTCTCCATTTTTAGCACCTTCAATTCCGGTTATGTCACGCAAGTTTTCTTTATCAAAATAATTAGGAACGGCTTGATTCACTTTGATTGCTCCATCTCCAATTAAAGAGATAGTTGAAGCATCCGGTTTAAATACTGGTTCCCATTTAGCTTTTGTTAAATAAAATTGTTTACGTTTATAAGCAAATCCATCACGAAGACATACAGCAAGGAATCCCACGTTCAGGAAACCTAACCCAAAATCTCTTTGTGCTTTTTCGGTTTGTAATCTTAATGTCTCATGTGAAGCTTTGATAGCTTCTGCAGAAGAAGGGTTATCAGTTACAAATCCCAAATCATCCATTGTCAAACCTGTTTCTCCAGCAAAACCTGCAGCTGCAGTACGAAGTTGTTCTGTAAATGGAGACATAGACGGCATTGTAAACTGACCTAATTTAGGACTATCTCCGTCTTCATCTTTATCGAATCTGAGCATAGATGAAATAGTCGCTTTCAATGTATCCATTTCTTCTGCATTCTGAGATAATCCCACAATATATTTCTGTGGCCATGAGTAAAATTCAGCAGTTACATCAGATCGTTCTAAAGTGCGTTTTGCGTATCTTTGGAAATAAACAGCAGATGGTGTAATTCTTGAACGTCCAAAAGGTCTATTTGAATCTGGTCTGTGAATGATTGGAACTAACAATGGATATCCGGCATTATGTGGTAAAGAAACATACAAGTCGCCTTTTTTATAATGATCAGTTCTATCTGGTAAAAAGTGTAATTCTTCAATTGGTTGTCCATAATCATCACGAGAAAGAACCGCATAACCTTCTGTCAGCAGTCGAGTGATTGGGTCAAGGATTCCTGTTGCATCTGAACCTTGAATGACTTGCAATCGAGGTGCTTCTTCCTCACCTTCTGAAATGTAAATGAAACTACATGAATTTACTAAAGTTGATAAAATTGCATCATCAAAAAATATATCTGAACTATTCATCTTAAAAATATCGTTGATATTAAACGAATCATTAGCGAATTCACGAAATACCAAACGGTCAGAAATGCTATCAACTGCTTTTGCACACCAACCAGAAGTTGCTCGGTACTGTCTGCGTAGTTCTGGAGGGATAGTAATACCTATTTCCATATCTATATCTTTCATGTCATAAACCTTGTTGCGATATAAAGCACCTCGCATATATTTATCTAGCTTATTCTTCAAATAATCGCGTCCTAGCAATATTTTCAACTCCTTTGGGGTAATAACACATATCGCACGAGAAAATATGTACA